AGCGCACGGCTCTCTCCCAAGAGCCATTTCCCTAGACCGAATATAGGAATCGTATTCGGTCTTTTTTTGTTTATCATTTTAAAACAGTAACTTACAAGCAAAACAACCACTTATCACGCCTCCTGTTCTACCGTATTACACCCTTTTTCTTCCTCTGTCGCCACTTTGCCGCCACTGTCCTTGTACGTCTGTGTCAGTGGGTTGAGCGCTATTGCCTCCTCTAAATGGTCTGGCGCGAAATGGGCGTAGCGCATCGTTACCCTGATATCTGAGTGCCCAAGGATGCGCTGCAAGACTATGATATTCCCCCCACCCATCATGAAGTGGCTAGCAAAGGTATGGCGGAGCACATGCGTCATTTGTCCTTCTGGCAAGGTTATATTCGCCAGTCTCAGAACTCGATAAAATTGCTTGTAGCAAGGATCAAACTCCTTTTCATCCAGTATTGTGAGCTCGTCATATAATTCTTTCGTGATGGGGACCGTTCTGTTTTTCTTCCCTTTGGTGTTGGTATACGTGATTTTATATTTTGATATCTGCGATGGTCTTAGTTTTGCGGCCTCATTCCATCTGGCGCCAGTTGATAGGCATATCTTTACGATGAGTGTTAGCTCTGGGTTGCCATGAGTATGGCAGGCGTTTATCAGTGCTTTTATTTTCTCATTGTTCAGCCATGCCATTTCCTTTTCTGGCTGATCGAACTCCCTGATATTTTCCAGAGGGTTCGGCAAAGACCATTCCCCCAATCTTTTTAATTCGTTGAATACAGCCCGCAAGAAAGCTTGTTCACAGTTAACCGTTCCCGTGCTGACCTTCCTTGTTTCAAGACTGGTGCTATAGCCGTTATCGATTTCTCCGCGCAGCCGCTGATCGCGATAATGGGCCCAATCCCGTGGGGTAATCTCCGACGCTACCGGATCACCCATGCCGTTACAGATAATAACCAATTTGCCAAGTCGGCCTTTTTTGTCATTTAGCGAGCAGCCATGCAGCCTGTACCACAGATCGATCAACTCGCTAAGTTTTCGCTTGTCTTCCTTATCGCCCAGCCAAGGCTTGGCCTTTGCCTGGTCGAGCTGATAGCTCTCGAAGGCGAGCGCCTCCCCCTTGGTGGCGAATTGCTTACGGGTGCGCTTGCCGCCCCTCCCGTTGTGATAGAACTCGCACAGCCACTTGCCGGTGCTCAATTTTCTTACGGTCATACTCGTAGATCCAGTGAACCAAATTAGATATTGAATACTGTATATAATAACAGTGTTCAATGTTTGTGTGCGGCTGGTTCAAACATGGATCAAAAAACCCGCCGTCGGCGGGTTTATGGTTAGAAGTGCAGGGCGGTTTGGCCAGACTTGGATGGGTGCGGTGGCGCCGGGTCAACCTGACCGGGCTTAACAATGGAGCGCACAAAAGTTTCCATCGTGATAAAGACATGACTGCAATTCACGTTTGTGCATTGGTTGTAACGCTCTTTTGTCGTTGCTGTCACTTCGTTACTACTGCGGGTGTGTGCCGCATGGCCACACAAAGGGCATCGCATCATGGTATTAGCCTCTACTGTATCGATATACATACAATAGCACGATGTTTGAAAAATCGAATATTAAACTTGCAAATCACTCCATATCGAGGTCGGTTATCTTCACTTCAAGTTCCAGTGCCGTGGTAAATCCGCCATCTGCCACTGTGTGCGTTACCGTTGTAATCGTCCAGTTTGCAGCGTCGATCTGACGCTTGAAACCCTTTACTGATACCGGTACTTCGGGGTAAAGCTCTGCCCGGCCCTTGGCCAGCGCAATTGAGAATTGCGCGGCGCCGCGTTGGATTCGTTCCCAGTTTGCCTTGGCTGCCCGGCGAGCGTTGGACGCATTTGCGTAGGTCCGACTCAATACATAAACGTTATCGTCGGTGCCTACCAGGTATTCTCCCTGTTTATCCTGGGCTGGCACTTTTGCGGTGGTCGTCTTACGCTTGCGCTTCCTCTTTACCTTTACCGTTTGTGGTTTTGCCGTTTTTGTGTCGAGCCAGCTGGCAGAAACGCCGGTATAGGCATCTCTGTCGGCCAGGGTGAATTGGTGCTCATCACCGTCAGCGCGCACAATTGTCATTGCCGGTAGCGGCTTGCCGCTGGCGTTCACGCCTTGGCCCTGCTTGATGAATAGCAGTCTTCCATATTTTACTGCAGCAATCGCACCTACGCGGCGCGCCAAGCGCATCAGGAAGCTGCCATCTGATTCATTCGTTTGGTCGATGTGGTCGATAGTCATGGCGGCCATTTGCGGACTGATAGCCTGCTCCAGTCTATGGCGGGCTGCAAATTGTTTAACGATCTCGCCGATGGTGGTTTTTGAATATGACTTTTCACGCTTGATATTAAGCGTGTTCCTGAAGTCGGCGCTTCTGCCGCGCAGTGTCACCTTGTCAGGCGCGCCGGAATGGCCAATCTCGTCAATGGTGAATGCGCCTTTATTGATCATTGGTTCGCCTTTCCAGCCCAATTGCAGCTCCAATTGGACACCGCGCGAAGGCAGATCAACAGCGCCATCGGCATCGTCAAGTTCGATATCAAGCTGATCCGCCTCGAATCCGCGGTTGTCTGTCAACGTGAGGGATATCAGCCGGCTTTCCAGTCTTGTGGTTATATCCTTGCCATTAAGAGTGATCTTGAACGCGGGCGTGCTATCCCGGCCGCTTAACCAGTCTGGAGTGTTCATGATATAAGCCCTCCAATAGCTGTTGCCGCCTGATCTTTCATGATGCTCAGTTGCTCCTGCAGGTCGCCGAGCATGGTGCCCAGGTCATCATCTACGCGCTTTAACTTAAGCGTGAACTCAATGCGCCTGGCGCCGCCATCTTTGAAGAATACGGACTTGTTAAGATCTAGCCCTTCAATGACAAACATCCCGTAAATGGTCCCACTGCCATCCAGCAAAGACCATGCCTTGCCGAGATCGGCGATTGTTTGCAGGGCTAGCAATGACAGGCGGCCGCCGGTGATTTCCGGTAGCAACACGCCGCTGAGTGTAATGGTGTCGTTTTCTGGACCAACATATTGCGCTGAAGGGCGCTTCCCAACGCGGTTGTTGGTTGGGTAGCGCCATGCCATTTGATGCTGCAGCTCCTGATAGGGGACTGTTTCAAGCATAAAGACGTATAACCCGAGTGCCATCATCATAATTCCCACCCCAGATCTCGATCAGAAAAATTACTGCGCGCCTTGGCCGCGTCTTTCTGCATATGCTCCCGGAGCGCTTTCACGGCATCTGTTGCAACAGCTTTGCCGTTCTGGTTGTTCCTCGCGTCAACACTGAGATCGATCTTCGGCTGGTAGTAGAAGTTACCGCCGTTTGGCGCCTTAACTGGTTTCATGCTGGAGCCGGTAAAACGAATGGCCATATCATTTGCCGTGTAACCTGTTGGTACCGGCTCGCCCACCGAACCATATTTCTGGGCTATAGGGTTATTTTTTAGCAGCTCATTCGTCTGGGCTAATGCCTCGTTTTTTTGCGGCAACAGGTCCAGCTTTTCAAGCAACCATTTAAAGCCATCCATGACGGCGCGCAGCGGGGCGGTGATAACGTCCAGTCCTCGCTTCAGGCCAATACCAATTTTTTCAGCTGCGCTACTTGCCGCACGTTTTATTTCTTCCCAGGTTTCGCTGGCCTTGGCGCTTATGCTGGTCCAGACACCAGAAATATAATCCTTGATGGCCTGCCATTTCTCGCTGGTATATGCACTGATGCTGTCCCACAGTCTTTTTATTTTCGGCCCCAGGGTGTCCCAATTCATCCAGATGTAGATGGCTGCAGCGGTGATTGCGGCCGCAACTGCAAGGATAGGGTTTGCGAGCATCATACGCCCCATCCATAGAATTGCGGCTCCAACCCCTCTGATAGCTTTGGCCAATAACATCATCACTGATGGCCCTTTGATCCCCAGAATGGACAAAGAGAATCGCAATAGAGCAAATGGCCCTAGGGTTGCCGCAACACCTAACATTAGCCCACCAAGCGCCACAGTGATCGCAGTAACTGCAGCTGCCGTTTTAATTAAAACTGCGGCCATTCTGGGGTGTGACTCGATAAATCTACGAGTCCATCCGATGATGTTTTTAAACCAACTCATGATGTCCATTAACGCTGGGCGCAACTTTTCGCCCAGATCGCTAAACATATTTACAGCGCCAGTTTTTAGAAGCAGGAATTGAGATGATAGGGAATCTTTATCGATATTTGATTCCCTTTGCATTGAACCCTTCGCATTTCCGCCTTGAGTCAGGTTTAACTGCCTAATAAATTCATCAACCTGTAAGCCAAGTTTCTGAGCATCATCGCCAAATTCTTTACCAAACAACATTGTCATGACGCTGAGTTGTCTCTCTTTAGAGAGCCCCTTAATTCTGCCAAGCACATCCTTGATCGTATCTACAGCGTTATATGCAATCCCTTTCTCAAGTTTATTGGCGTTCAAACCCAGAATTTTCATTCCTTGCAGGAACCTTTTTCCCTGCATCGAAGCTATACCCAATTCACGAACCATAGCTTTACTTGCTGAAGCTGCAATTTCTGGCTGGGCGCCCAACGAAAGGAATGTAGAACCAAGGGCTGCAGCTTGTTTGTAATTTAACTTATCCGCAGTATCCCCCATCCTTTGCAGTACATTTATAATGTCTGCACCCTTTGCCTGGGTATTGTCGTCCAGATAATTAAGTGTGTCTCCGAGCTCTTCTATTTTTTTAGTCGGCACACCATACAGGAATGCTATCTTTCCCAGGTCGTCAGCCAACTGGTCGGCGGGCAACTCAAATGCTTTAGCCGCTTTCGCCGCAGTCATTGCGAACCCAAGGAGATCGGCTTTCTGCTTTAACCAAGGGTCTTTATCGCTAGCGACGCCCATTCTTGCGCCACCCTCAACCAAAGCAGCGAAGTCTACAGCCCCATTTTCCATTGGCTGTAGTTCTGCCGCTGCCTTGATTGCCTTCTGAATTTCGTAATATTTTGCGGTGCGATTCCCATTGCCATCCAACAGGGGGTTTACCTGCTTGGCTACACCCTTCATTGCATCTTCCAGGCTACTGTAGCTCTTGATTGCTGCCACAACTGGCAAGCCTGTCGAAACCCCGGCGGCCATTGTTGCTGCTCCGGTTCCCGCGATGTTGTTTCTCAGCTCTCTGGTTTTTTCATATTGCGCTTTTGCGTCGTTCATTCTGCGCTGTTGCTCGCCAGCGCGTTTTAGTTTGCGCTCCTGCTCCTGCAGCAGCCGGTTATAGCGGGCGGTTTCGTTGGCGATTCTGTTTGTAGCACCGGCGCCATCGGTGGCAGATACCCCCATACGGTAAAGCTCTGAGCGCACCCGGCCCATCTGTGCGACTTCGCTCTTTTGCCTTTGCTCCAGTCGGTCTACCGCGCGCCACTGATGCTCTAGGGCTTTTGTCTGCTTTTTGGTGGGGTTCTCAAGCGCGCCCATTTCGCGCGTCATCATCTGGGCTTTCAGCTTGGCGCCAGCCAACTCGTCGGCTGTTTTCTTAATGGTTGCCTGCAGCGTATTGAAGGTGTTTACCTGGTCGCCGGCGGCGCTCAGTCGCTTCAGCTCATCACGGGAGTTTTTGACGGCAGCGGCAAGCGCGTTATTGCTGGC